TAATCAATTGATCGCCACCCGTCGTGACGAGGTCATTGCCATCCGTCGTAGCGAGTTGATCCACCGTCCCCGTGACGATTGAAGCGATGCCGACATTGGTGATGAACGGAGAACCGTCCCAGGCAATCAGGAAAGGATTGCCGCCTGTGTCATCGGGGCGCGGCATGTAAACCGGCACCGGATCGGGCTTCAGCAGCGGCGGCGCGAATTGGGCGTTCGGTGTGTCGTAGCATTCCGGGCAGACGAGCAGGCCGGTGGGCACCGGCGAGGTGCCGCCGCGATATTCCATCTGCTCCCGGAGCTCATCGCGATAGGTCAGGTGCTTGCAGCGGTCACACAGCGCGTAGGCCCGCGGCTGCCTCCAGTTGGTGACCGGCCTCTTCCGGTGACCGTAGTGGCGGGGCTTGTTGGTCTGCGGCATCTCAGTGCTCGTAATAGACGCTCATGTCCGGAGCGTAGCGGAAGGTGACGTGCTCGACATCCTCCTCCGAGGCGAACTGGAAGGCCTTCTGGTATTCGGCGTCGAGCAACTGGAATCGTTCCGGGGCCTCCTTGACCGCCATGCGCTGGGCCGTGCCGGCGCAGATCGCATCGAGCCAGCGATTGGCGGCTTCGGGCGTATTGGAGAGCTCGCCGACATCCTGCGAGGCGCGCAGCCGATAGTACTTCACGCGGTAGTTGACCATCTGCTGCACCGGCCAGAGATAGAGGATCGGATTCATCGTGCGCTCGAGGTAGTACTGCGTCGGGCGCTCGCCGATGTAGAGCTTGTCAGGCAGGGCGAACCATTCGGCCCGCGAGATCGGCGAGATCATCAGATCCTGCATCTGGGGAGCTGCGTTCAGCGGCCCCTGGATGACCACGTTGAGCACGCGGATCGTGTCAACCGGGAGCGTGTAGCCGTTGGTCATCGGCAGCAGCGTGATCTGCTGCTGCTCGACCGCGAAGAGATTGATCCCGCGGTTGGCCCACTCCACGAAGAGCAGATTCATCGAGCGCAGCGCCGAATGCGCCTGCGTGAGACCCATGGTTGAGCCACTGCGGCCGCAGCGCTCCCAGGCCTCGCGGATGATCTCGTCGTTCTCGAGGGCATAGCCCCAGTTCGTGATGCCGGTCGTCGTCATCCCGGATACACGCCCGGCATGATCGAGAGATGGCCGCCGGCCGTCGCCTGGACGACAGCGATCTTCCAGCTTGGCTGAATCGCGAGCAGAAAAGGAGGCGCGCTAGCGCTGACGAAGACAGAGCCCGCACCCGCGCTCGCCGAGGGATTGGTGCCGGCCGCGATCCAGCAGTTCGCGTCGGCGCTCACCAGGACGACGCGGGCGGCAATCGCCGCGCTTTGGGCCGAGACTGCGGTGAAGGTGACGTACTGGCCGGCGGCCCAGTTCAGATCGACGGCCGTGTAAAGGCCGTGCTGTGAGGCAAACGGCAGCGAGACGTCCATGGAGCCTCCTTATATCAGGCCGGCTCCTGGGCGTTCAGAAGGGAGTCACGCCATAGAGGCCGGTTTCGGTATCTGGGTTGACGACCATTAGCCAGACGACGAGCCGCTTCGCACCATCGGAAGCTCCTGCCGATGGCTTGTAGGTGCCACGCGGATCGCCGCTCGCTCCGGTCGCTGGGCTCGTCGCGTCGGCCAACGTCACGGTGCCCGCATCGAGCGCCAGGGTGTTGTTCCACTTCGGCAGGATGAGCCCGCGATCATTGACGACATAGGGCAGGCCGAAGGTGTCGTCGGTGCCCACCGTGATGTTCGCCGCCGTGGCGCCGCTGACCGAGATCGAGCTGATGGCGCCCCAGGTCTTCAGCGTCAAGCCCTTGGTCGCAGATCCTGGCAACGCCTGGCTCTGGGTCTGGGCCTGCATCGAGCCGTCGTAGCCATTGACCGTGATGGTGACGCCGCTCTCGCTGCCCAGCGTGGTGAAGCCGATGTTGCGCGGGCAATCGAGATAGTAGATCGGCAGTCCGGAAAGTGTGCCTTGCGTGATGCCAGCGCCCGCCGTCAAGACGAGGTTGCCCGCAGCGGCTGGCTGCTGCGCGAGCGCGATGTTGTTGGCGGCGAGCGCCGCCGGCACGACGTTGTAGACATAGATCGGCGAAGTCTCGGCGCCGCGGCCGCCATCCGGCCAGGGGCCAACCGAGATGAGGTTGGAGGCGTTCATCCCCGCCAGGCCAGAACGCCCGATGCCGACGACAGGAGCGCGGCCGACACGGAGAGCATCGCTGGAATGTGTCATACCACTACTCCTTCAAGCGCATAATCGGTTAACCAATTCATCGTTGTCGCACCCTTCATTTCGTTACATTCGCGGCACAGTGGCTGGATATTCCCGATGCTGTTATCGCCTCCACCCGATAAGGGAATAATGTGATCCTCGACCAGTTCGATGACGGGCACTGGCTCGCGGCATTCGAGACAGATATTTCCCACCGCCTTCGCCAGCGCTAGGAATTCTTCTCTCGTATGATTACCGCCGACTTCCAACTTCTTTGCCCTTCTCCGGTGCTGCCTAGTCCTATGGTTCATCCTTCCCTTATCAGTCTTCGCATATCTCCTACTCGTGCCACTCGCTGCGTCGGGATCTCTTTTCCTCCACGCTCTAGCCCAGGCGTTCCGTCTTTCCTTGTTGCGCCTATGCCAAGCATTGGCCCTATCAGGCTCCCGCGCTTTCCACGCGGCTTGTTGACACTTCTTGGAGCAGAATCTCTTTCCTCCACCGGCCCGAGGTTTCGTCTCTGCCCCGCATCGCTCACATTCAACCAAAGCTAGAAGCTGCCCTGCGCGCCATAGCTCGCACGGAAGTTGGAGCACCCGAAGCTATAGCGCTCGAGGGCCTTGGCCTTCACATTGTCGGTGTCGAAATCGGTGTAGACGTCGGTCTCGAGCGGTTCTCTTTCGTAGTGCTTGAAGCCGTCGGGGGCATCGGTGAGGACGAACCAGTTGCTGTTCGAGGTGAGGAATTGATTCACCTTGTAGCCGCCGGGGATTGCCTTGGTGTTATAGATTGCCGAAATGTCGTTGTTTGCCGTATCGGTGCGGAAGGCCGATCCCATCAGTCTCTCGGCGGTCCACTGAAGCTGCGGCGGCACGATCATCTTCGTCGGCTTGGTCATGACGCGGAGCCCGGCGATATCGCGGAAGACCTGCACGCCGACGATCGACTGCTGCAGGCTCGTCTCGTTCAGATCGGTGACGCCGGTGAAGGTATTTACTCCCACACCGTTGTCGAGGATGTGGTTGACGGCATAGAGCGCTCGGCCGTCGCCGATGGGGAACGCGGAATTAAAGCCGTTGTTGAGTACTGCAGCTCCCAAGTTCTCCTTGGCCTGATGCATAGAATTACGCATGGCCTTTGTCTGTAATGGGAACTGCGCTTCGTACAAATTATCTTTGATGGCCTGTCTCGTGATTATGAAACCGATACTTACATATCGATTCACATAGTTCGTAATGAAGCGCTGCCCCATCGAATCGTAGTTGGTCGACTGACCTTCTGCCCGGAACGATGCCAGCCCCAGCAGCTTGACCTCGACCTCGATCTCCACCGCCTTGTCGCTGGTATGCGTGGTGAAGATGTCGGTGTACTGACCGGGGTACTGAGGGTAATCGCCGAAGACAGCCGCGAGGCCGGGGCGGAGGAGCGACTGGATTGCAGCGGTGTTTATTGCCATATCGCGCTCTCCCTTACGCGTGCCCAACCGTGCCCGTGCCCTGCAGCTTGTGGTTATTCAGCAGGACGAGCCAGTTGGCGAAGTTGCCGTAGGCGTTGGCGACGTTCGGATCGAGGAACATGACCTTGAGGTTCAGGGTCGAGTCCGCTCCCGGGGCGCCCGACGCATTGTTGAGCGAGCTCGCCGAGAGCCCGGTGACGGTGCTGCCGGCGGTGACCAGGAAGTTAAAGTTCTGGCCGCAGGCCGCCTGGGTCAGCGGTGTCCCGGCCGCGCCCGCGGCATTGGTCTCCTGGATGCTGAACAGGATGTCGGGATTGTCGATGACGTTGGCCTGGGCGGCGAGCGCGTTGAGGGTGACTTGGCCCGCCGGCCAGAAGTTCGAGAAGGCGACGACACCGCCAGGCGTCGTATAGGTGCATCCCCAGAAGACGCCGTGGACACCGGATCCGGCCACGCCGATGTTCAGCACACCGTTCGCGCCGACGACGACCGGATCTCCTTTGAAGATCGCGGTCGCGTAGCCGCTCGCGATCTGATACTGCCCGTTATAGGCGTCGTTCCAGGGAGTGCCGCTGAGGTAGCGGACGGGCTGCAGGCCCTGAGCCGCGTTAACGTTGAAGGTCACATCGATTCCCCATAACAAAAAGGCGCCACCGCTCGAGGCGGGGCGCCGGGTTCAGATCTGGGTGCGCGAGAGGTTAACGCGCTGGTCGCACAATACGGCCTGTGGCCGAGGGGGCAGCCGTGGCTGCCGCTCGCCCACAGACTAGGAACCGTTGCCGGATCCTGTCAACTCTACATCTTCTGTGAAAGAGCGCCCCGCCTCTGGGGTCGGGGCGGGGCGCAGGGAGGGGGGACGGTCCTCCCGCCGGGGCTTGGGGGGAACCGCAACCCGGCAGGCTATTGTACCAGACGCGGCGTGCCGAGAGGCGGCAGGACGCCAATCAGGGAGAGCAAGATGAGAACCAAGACCAGAACCAAGATGATATAGGCGATGTTCTTGAAGGGGGGCTGGATTGGCAGCATCTGAATCGCGTAGCCAATCAAGCCAAAGATCACAATGATGATGATCAGGTAGATGAGGAGACTGATCATTATTTATTCCTTATTCCTTGAATTCCTCGCGATCTTCCGGCCTCCGTGTCTGGATCTCGACACTCGAGCGAACGCGCTCGATGGCCTCCGTGCTTTCGCCCCACATCGGCAGATCCTTCGCCGCGGGATTGCCGAGATCCTGAATGTGGGGCAGTTGGATGGCCTGCATCGCGAGCATCGCCTGATAGTCCTGATGCCGCTTGAAGACGCGCAGCGGAATCTCGCAGAGGACGAGGCCGGCGACTTCGATGTAGCTGCGCTGCACCTCGTTCGGCAGGCCCCAGCCCTCGACCGAGAGCTCTGGATGGCGATCAGCGGGCACCGGCTTCCAGCCGCTTTGCTGGCGTGAGCGGACGTTGAGCTGATCCTGAAAGTCGTAGACGGCACGGCGGATCCAGCCGTATTTCATGCCGGGCGGGATCTTCCGTTCGTCATACCAGAGCAGATTCTGCTGCCCTTCCTGCATCATCATCTCGCGCATCTCGGTGGCGCGGCTTTGGAAGCCGCGCGAGCTCGCCGTCCGCGTTGCTCTCTTGCCTCGTGGCATGTCACAGTCCTCGCTTGAGTGCGGCCTGGGTGGCGCGGTCGTTCTTCACATGCTGGGCGTGGTAGCGGACGCCGTCCTCGTCCGACATGCGCTGACCGGCGCGCGGATGGCCGATGGGATAGTTCGGATAGGCGCCGTTGCGGACCATCCTGAGAGCGAACTCGTGCTCCTTGCTTGAGAGCCGCACGCTCTCATTGGCGCCGCCGTTGACGCGCGTGGGCTGTTGGCGCGAGGCGGGAGCAACCGGAGCCGCGCCGCTCTGACGCGGCATCTGGAGTCTCCGGGGCTTGTTGGTCTGGGGCAGCATGTCGGGAAACTCCTGTTGGATCATGGAGTCGAGCTCTTGGAAGTAGCCTTCGCCGGCGATCTGATCGGACACGCCGGCGCGGCGATAGCGAGCGTCGAGCACGCTCGCGGCCTGGGCGGCGTAGTTCGACATCTCCGGATCGAACTCGGCCCGACGAGCGTCGAGCCACGGATTGGCTTCGACCCAGCTCCGCATCGCTGGCGGGACCGGCGCTGGCTGCGGCGGCTGGGGCTGGGGCACGTAACCATTCTGGCGCGGCTGCTGCACCTGCGGCTGTTGCGCGGGGATCTGCGCCTTGTAGGCATTGATCGCCTGCATTTCGGAGGCTGCCGCCGAGACGCGCGTCGTCGCTTCAGCGATCCTGTCGGCGTCCTGGGACGCATACGCATCGCGCAGCGCGCCCCGCGCCGCTTCGGCTTCGGCCTTCCAGCGCTGCTCGTGGGCGTCCATCGCCGCCTTGTCGATCACCTGGGAGCGCGCGGCCGTCGCCTGATATTGCTGGCGCAGCCACTCGTTCTCCTGGTGCAGCCGCGCGAGCTCGGCCTGGGCCAGACTGTTGTCGTTGAGGAGCTGATGGATGCGCTGCTTGGCCGGGACGCGGTTCGGGCTGCGCGGCTCGAACGGGAGCTCGGCCTGGGTCTCGACAGGCGCCTCCTCTTCCTCCTGCGGCTGCTCCTCTTCCGTCTGCTCCTCTTCTTCTGCCGGGCCTTCCTCGTCCGGTGGCGGCTTGGGCGGCTCGACCTCCGTGATGCCGCTGTCGCCCTCGAGCATGACGTCGATCGGGCCAGGCGGTGGCTCGCTCGCGAACGGATCGAGCTGCTCCGTCGGATTCTCGTCTTCTCTGTCCTTGGCCATCAGAAGCCTCCTCCCCCTGGCCTATCGATGACGTGTGTGGCGACGATGTCCTCCGGGTCTTCCACGATCCCGTAGATCTTGTCGTCGGGCAGGATCATCAGCGGGATCATGTTTCCTTGGCCGCGTTTGCCGTCGCCATAGCTGATCTGAATCCCCTCGTAGCGAGGGATGATCACGAAATCGCCGACACGGCACCATTCCTTGTCGAAGCGCGGTGTGCCGTCGAAGTTCGTGCCCTGGTAGGCCTGCGGCCCCATCCCGATCACAAGCCCGACGCAGGACTGATACTTGTCCTCCATCATCGTGATGCCCGTGTGCCTGAAGAGCGTGACCTCCTTGCCCTCTGCGTTGATCAGCTTCTTTTCGGGATCGCGCTGATGGATGCGGACGCAGACGTAGTAGCCGCCGATGTGCGGCGGATATTTGCCGCAGGCCGCCTTGAAGTCCTCGTAGACGATCATCTCCGCCACGCTCTGCTCATGCGGCATGACGCGGGGCAGCGGCGATGGCGTCGGTATGTAGCGCTCACGGGATTGCGGCGCTTGCGGCAACGGGCTGGATGGCCCCGGCTCCACCACCGAGAGCACGCCGGGCATTCCATTAAGATTGTCAGTAGAGCGGTTCAAGCGCCTCCTCCTTCGCTGCGCCACTCGGAATCGATTCCGGCGCGATCAGTTTCTGGTGTTCCTCGATCACCGTGTTGCGAGCCGCCTCCACGCCGCGGCGGAAGGCATTGAGCTCGAGGATCTTGAAGGCGATGTCCTCGATCCTGGATGACGGCGCCTTCTGTTCTCCGCGCTCGGTCGCCACGCCCTCGCTGCGTCTGACGTCCAGCGCCAGCTCGGCATGCCTCTTGATCTCGTAGTCGAGCACGGCGAGGACGCGGATCTTCAGTTCGGTCGCACTCACTTCTTCTTCCCGACTCTCTCCGGAAGGGCACTGAAGTCCTGACCCTTGCTCGCCTTCACGAACTCCTGTGCCACTGCCCTTGACGGCCCCTTGCCATAGCGCCGTTCCCGGCTCGGCTTACTTGAGGCCCGCGCGTACATGAGCCTCTGCTGCGCTTTGCTGACTATTGGCGTGGCACACCTTCCCGTGCGCCCGGCATTTCTCTATCCAGTACGCGGAATAGAGTGCTTTCGGCTTTCCTGCGCCGCGCAAAGTCCGCCGTGCTGCCGACGTATATACGGCCCGTAATCAGGTCGAGTATGCGATAGGTGCAGGGCATGGTTATTCGTAAGCAGGGCTCTTTCTAGTGGGTGGGAGAATAGGCTCGCCGCTCTTATTGGCAACACCCCTCCTCTGCTTCCCTATCCCGCCCATGGCGAGCTTCACAGGTTTCCCGCCCGCAGGACCGCCCTCCGCGTGATGCCAACTGCGCATTGTCTTTGCCAGCACGGCGCGTCTGCGGGTCTTGGGATTGTCCGAATGCGTTGCCGCCTCGAGCCGCGCCGCCGGAATCTTCTGGCCCTCCTTGACACCGAGGGAGGCGCGCAGGGCGCCAGGCTTCTTGATCGCCTTCTGCACCCACTTCTTCGGCTGCCCGCCCTTGGCGAGCTCGTGGCGACCGAGGCTCTGGTCGCCCTCATGCTTGCCGCCGCTGTCGCATAGGCCGCCGCCGCGCAGCTTCAGCGCCGTCTTCTTATGGCCGGGATGCATGGCGCCTTCGTGCTGGTGGACGCCGCGGGTGACCATCTGCCGATCCGACCGCTCGTCGGCCGCGCTCTCGCCTGCCTCCTCCTCGTCGGCGCTGCCGCCGCGCGCGAGCATCTTCTGCGGGCGCCTATAGGTGCCCGATGTCATGCTCCGGTTCGGCTGCTTGACCTGACCCTTATAGCTTCCACCGTGCGCCATGCCCGGTGGAGGGCCGCCCATGGGAGCTCCACCGGGGGGTCCAGCCATAGGCGGAGGGCCTGCGCCAAGGCCCGCGCCTGCCGGCGGCGGACCCGCACCAAGGCCAGGTGGCGGGCCACCCGGCGGCGGACCAGCAGCCAGCAGATCGCCAAGATCAGGCGGTGGCGTGCGGCCGGGTCGGCTTCTCTCCTTGCCCTTAGGAGCGCCCTTAGAGGCGCCCCCGCGGACGCCGCCCCCCCTGGCATAGGGCTGCGGCTTGGCGACGTTCGGCGAGCCATTGTGGATATTCTCCGGAGCACGGTCGATCTGCTCGGCATCGCGCGGGCCACGCGGCGCCGCCTTCTTCTCTGGGAGGGAAAAGAAGCCCTTGTCCGCCATGAGCTTGCGGGCATTCGCGCGCATCCTCTCGCCGCTGTTCCTCGCCTGGTCCGCTAGATCTTTCGCCATTCTCCCCTCCTACTGGCCTGGGATATTCGGCTGGATGCCGTGTGCCTCTTCCATCGCGCCGGCGCGAATCCGGGCGATGTTCTCCTTAGTCGCCCGATCGGCGGCCTTGTCCTGCGATTGGATGTTCGCCTTCGCCATCTCGGTCTCGGCGGCGATCTCGGCGGCGTTGGCCTTCTGCTGAATCTGCAGCGCTTCGGTCTGCAAGGCTTTTTCCGCAATGTCCGCCTGCTGTTGCGGACCACCAGGCATCTGAGCGGCGGCCGCGGCCGCCTGCGCCTGCAGTTGCTGCATCGCCTGCGCCGTCAGCACCGCGATCTGGTTCTCGATCTGCGGCGGAAGCGGCGTGCCTGGAGGTGGAAGCTGCACG